CTTTATGGCCTTTTCCAAGCTCAGGGTTAAAGCGAAGACCAAGATCAGCGAGAGCCTTATCCACATCATCTTGAAATCCATCAAAGGAGTCAACAATCTCAATATTGCTAAATCCTAGTTGAGCAAGACGAGCAGCGCAGAATTCACGACGAAAGGCATATCGCTTCAATCCCATCACAACAGCTGTTCCTTTACAAACATCAGACCACGCTTCAGGAAGTCCCATTCTATCCAACAAAGCCTAACTGGTTTAGACCACAAACGCACATCCTATGCTATCAGCGGTTTTCCGACACTTCTAATTTGCCTAAAGAAAACAAACAAGGCCGTGTAGTATGTCATCCCTCAGTGGAGCTCCGAATGCCAACGGCAATCTCTTTGAGATAAAGACCATTCAAGCCGCCGCCTTTCGCACTCTTATTGAGGCTCTGAAAGAGATCCTGACAGAGGCCAATTTGGAGTTTGATTCCACTGGAATCAAGATCATGGCAATGGATGAGACGCACACGGTTCTCGTCCACCTACGCCTCCATGCTGACCGCTTCAATGAGTATTATTGCCCCCAGAAGCACATTCTGGGCATTAATATGATTTACCTATTCAAGCTCATTAAGACGATGGGCAATAATGACTCTCTGACCCTATATCTTCCTGCCAAGAACCCCAATAAGCTAGGTATCAAGATGGAGAATTCTGACAAGGCGACCACGACCAACTATTTTCTGAAGATTTTCGATACGAATGTGGAGGACATTCAGATTCCCAGCCTCAGCTTCACGAGTATCATTCATATGCCGTCTGCGGATTTCCAGAAGATTTGCCGCGATATGAATGGACTTGGTGATGGTGAAAAGGTAGAGATTACCTCTTCTGGTGGCGATCTGATTTTCAAGTGTCTGGGTGATTTTGCTGAGCAGGAGACAATGATTTCTGAAAATACGACGATGAAGGTTCAGCGCACGGCCAAGAATACGGAAATTGTACAGGGAGTCTTTCAGCTGAAGCATTTGGTGCTCTTTACCAAGTGTACGAACCTGTGTCCTGCAATTGAAATTTATCTGAAGAATGATTACCCGCTCATTATACAATATACTGTTGCCAATTTGGGATCAATTAAGCTAGTACTTGCACCGATCAAGTCAAAGTAAATCGTTGCATCAAAATCCAAGATTTGAACTTACATTTAATTTCAAATCCGAGTTTAGTAGTAGAATGTCGTCAGTGACAAGTGTCTCTCCGATTGCGAAAGGAAAAATGAGTGTTGCTCCTGTGAACTGGCTTCCTGGTTCACTGTCAGCTGCTCTCCCCTTTTTTGCTGTTCTTCCTGCTGAGCCAAATACTCTCTATCTCCGCGCAGATGATCCGAATCTTTACGGAATTTATTTGAATGGTGTTGCGACATCGCCGACTGTAACAAAGAACAGCATTACAAAGCCAGCAAATAAGGGATTTAATTTCTACTCAGCGCCTTGGTGTATTCCTACACTTCCTGCTCGTGATCTAGGAAAGAGAACTCAAATTCTCACAGTAGATCAATCAGTATATGATTATATCCGAGAACTGTATAAATTACTTGGTGGTGTAGCAACTGTAAATCTAACCAATTTCAAGCTCGTTCAACCTGGATGGGCAAAGCAATATCAGATTTATGGTGGAAGCCAATATGTCAAGGTTGGAACCACCACCTATTTTGGAGCACAGACACTGACAAATACGGAAGTGAATGGTGTTCCGACCTTGACAAGTGTACCAACCCCACTAATCAACAACGATTTCACCTACAACGGCACTCCTGTAACGGCATATCAATTACCCTATAATACCTTTTGGGTTCTTGATACACCACTTGTCTTTAGTGCTGTTGATACAAATAATCCCACGACAACCTTGTATTTTACCTTATACAATGGAGTAAATGTATTGAACGGCCCCAATTGGTATTAATCCTAGTTGCTTCTAGTAAAGCATATAGGATTTTTGTTAGGTTTCTAAATTTACAACTTTTTCTGGATGGGCATTTGGGTAGAATAACCAAATGCCGACCAATGGAAACTGTAGTTACCTACAGTTTCTTCTGGATGTGAGGCGTGTAAATAATCTCACACGTCGTCTGAATATTATCTAGACGCACAAGATCATCAGGATTCTTATAGCGCATACAATCCTTGTTCCAGATCTTAATGACATTAAAACTCTGGTTCTTTTCAACAATTCGCTTGGGGCTTATACTTACACCCTGAATAGTATTTTCTGCCGTTTGAACGGCACTTCCCATCATCGCAGCAATCGTATAGAGCATAAAATAATGAACCGAACGCTGACGACTTACACGGAGGCTATAACAGCCTCCCTTGATATTTGCGTGATTTTCATAGAGCGGAGGAATTCCCTCACGCATCCAAAAGAGCATACCCTGTTGAAGACAGACGTCTTCCAGAGTATTGGTCATCACAAAAAGGTCATTCCAGGTCTTGGCCGTTCCAAGCATCTGGTATGAATCAGGAGTCCAACGCGTGTCTACAGGATTGTGGTAATACAAGCACCACGACCCTGTAGGAATAGGATCGGACAACTGAGCTGTTGACATCCCACAGGGGTTCTAGATACTAGAAACAAATCTTGTTTAGGCATCTACCGCATCTTCGGTTGGTACCACTTGTGACTGAACAGGCTCCGTTGTGTGTGACTCGGATACCTCCTCTTGACTAGATGTAGTTTCCTCAGTAGGAGTATCTCCAACTTGAAGCCCTTCTTCACGCCAGTTCAGAGTCTTCTCTTCAGCTTCCTCTGTAATCACAGAAAATCTATAGCGGCCTATATCCATATACTTGAGTTCAATATGGGTTGCGTAAGCAAAACATAGTAAAAGCCAACGCAAAGAGTAAATAGTATCCAAATTGTGTTCAACACGAACACCCTCTAGCCAGGCAGATAGATCGCCAAGTTGGTGATCTTCTGTGGCAACACTGATCGCAAGCCAAGAAGAATTCCATCGCCGATACGTATGAGGACGATTTCGGTCAACAATTTTGATTAGCCCTTTTGTCAGATTATATACACAATATACGTTGGCATCGTAGAATTGAACACCACGCACCTTTTGATTAATAGGATAAGGAAGCATAGAATCATCCGTAAATCCAACAACCTCATCAGAAAAACTCTGTAGAACAGCAACAAAGGTGCGATTCAGTTGTGCATACCACCGTTGATAGAGATCAAGAAGATAAGTCGCCCACGCAAGTAAAAAAGGATACCATGCAGGAGGAATATATTCAGCAAGCTGCATCTCTAGGCATAGAGGTTAAGGGTGTTTAGGTCTAAATGGCTCAAGACAGAATAATCTTCTTACCATTCCAGGTGCCAATCTCTTCGCCATCTAGATACACATTTCCTTCAGCATCACGTTGATACGTTTTACCCTTGTATTCAAACTCCTCTACTTCAATGGCTTCCTCCTCTTCCTCAGCCTCCTCAGCATCTTCTTCTACCTCCCCTTCCCCTTCCTCTACTTCAATCTCTTCCTCTTCTTCCTCCTCTTCTACCTCTACATCTTCGGTAGCCTCTTCTTCTACCTCTTCTTCTTCTACCTCAACCTCTTCCTCTTCCTCCTCAACCTCTTCCTCTTCCTCCTCAGCGTCTTCTTCTTCAGTTTCTAGATCAAATGCAGGGGGTGCAGCAGCAGCAACTGCAGCTGCTAGAGCAGGAGTATTCTTTACACTAATCAGCACATTGCGAGAATTTGCGACAGGTTCTACCTGAAGAAGCTCTTCAACACGAGGCTGAACATCTACAACAGGAGTCTGACGAGCACCTAGTCCTGAAGAGAGAACCTGCTTCAGGGTCGTTTCGAGGAATTCCATCTTACGCACAAGAGATTCAATCTGATCTTCGCGGTGCATCTCTCGCACAGGTTCAGGGCTACGTACCGCATCACGGAGTTCAAACTCTAGTTCAGCAACGGCACTGAGCATAGTCGTACGGAACTTGCTCAGAGCAAAGTGAATCTGATCTGCCATTCTAGTCCTTCGTGCGTGACGACAATAGTCCACGCGCAACCAATTTTTTTGTCTACGCCTTGACCACAATATTTAGACAGGCATCCAGAGTGCTTTCCTTATCCTTGAGAGGCTTGTTGCGCTTCAGTTTCAGTCCTTTCGGCTCATCGCTTGGACGTGTAACTTGCATCTGATATGGCGAAGCAAAGGTATTGCGCAGAGGCGTCTCATAGAAATCGATCGGCTTTGTATCCATAGAGGCCAAAATACTTACCATCGGTGGCAGATGAATGTCTACACGAATGCGTTGCTCCTCACAAATGGCACGGAAATCTTCAGGGGAAATTGGTCCACCAAAGCGCTGTAGGCTCTCACGACTCGGCGCAGGATAGACACGACCATGACAGCTTGAGGCATAGAGGCGATTGAGAAGGGCAATACGCTCCCACCGCGTGTGTGTATCAAGAATCTCACTCAGCAAATAGGCCATCGCACATTGAGGCGTACAGAAATTTCCATAGACCTGCCATACCTGATCAACAATCTGAGAGGGAACAACACATGGGCGACCAGTAAAATGCTCACAACACCAAAAACACGCAACATCAGATGTTTGAGGAATTGTTTTTATCTCAGAAGAATCTTTAAATTGAAAAAGGATAGTAGATTTAAGATTATAATAATCGAC